CAGTAGCATCTACCATAGCAATAAAGTCATCATCAGCTATGGTGGTTTCAGTCGCAAGTTCATTTAAATCTATTGATAAAGTGTGCGCAATGTTTTCACCAGAAGTTGCTCCAGTTGAATCTATACCAGTTCCGCCAGTAATATTTTGAACAAAATCTCCAGTGGTTTCAGTTGCAAGCGTAATACCGTCATCTTTGATTGAAACAGCTCCTGAGCTTACTGAAAAATTATCAGAGTTAAACGAGGCTATACCTTTGTTTGATGTGCTTGCGTCTTCACCAGCAATCGTTACAGTGTTTGAGGTTGCACTTGTGTCAATACCTTCTCCACCAGCTATTGTCAAAGTTTCAGAATCAAGGTCTATTGCAATAGTTCCACTGTCTGAAGTAACATCAAGATCTTCTGCCGTAATTTGCGTTGTGACAAAATCTTTTACCGCTGCTGATGTAGGTATGGTTGTGTCGTTGTCATTGCTTGCAATGCCATCAGATTCATCTACGAATTTAGTGATTGCGATTGACTCGCCAGAGTCTGTTAGGGTTCCAAAGGAAACGGTTCCAGAAAACGTACCGTTGACTGCGCTTGTAATAGAGCCACTAGCTATAGAAAGCGTACCATCTGTAAATGTACCATCAAGTGTCAAGCCATTCATTGTCATTGTATGGTTGCCGATATCTACGTTATTAGCAACTGTGAATGATGTAATAGCATCCACTGTTCCTGCGTTGATATCTGGAGCTGTAAGCGTTTTGTTTGTTAGTGTATCTGTAGTTGCTCTACCGACAAGCGTATCTGTTGCGTCTGGAAGCGTGACCGTTCTATCGGCACTTGGGTCACCAGGGGTCAATGTCAGTTCAAAACTATTAGCTGTTGAGCCTTCAAAGACTAGATTTGTTGTTATTGTTGAGTTTATAGCAAGAGTGTCACTTGCTGCATTTCCTATGGTAGAATTGCCAGTGCTTACGAACGAATCAAAGGTTGCTGTCCCCGTCCCTGTAAGGTTCCGAAATCCTGTAATATCTTTGTTAGAATCAACGACAACCGATTTCGATGCGGTCACCGTTCCTGCTGTAACGTCAGTGGAATTAACGCGACTTACTGCGGAATCTATCTGCGCGCCAGTAAAAGAACTTGTAAAATTTGCCATGTGTTTTCCTTAATCAGACTTCATTAATTAAGGAATAGACTACACTTCTAAATTTTCTGTCCTTGCGCCATTTTGCGCGCCTCTGCTTGTGCTTTGTATTCTTTGGATGGGTAGTCGTTGCCTTTGAGTTCAAACAAAGGTGCAGACATCAGTTTGGTAGTTTTGGTAGAACCACAGGAACATGTTGCGACTTCACCGCTTAAGAGCGTAGCCTCAAAAATGTTTCCGCAGACTTTACATTGATAATCGTGAGTGATAAACATATAAGACTGGGGGGCATAAAGCCCCCCATGATCCTATTTACTATGGGTTTCTGAACTCGTAAATACGATTTTCAAAAACAGCGGTAGCGCCATAGACCATATCTGAAACAACTTTAGTTCCAAGGAAGTCAACAGAGTATTCACTCTGGACTCTTGGCTCAAGCTGTCTTGCAGCCATAACAGCACTTGGGTGAATTATATATCCAACCTCTACGCCTGTTCCAGCATTATTCCCCATGACCGTACTTGTTAGTACTCTCATGCCATACAATTGTCCGATTTGACCGTTATATGTTGGACTTGCCTGTCCTATTTTTGATGCATCGACAAAGTCAGAAATGCTCAATAGAGCAGCATACAATGCAGGGCTAACCACAAGGTTGCATTCGTTTATTGGAACGTCTGCTTCCATGAGAGTTTTCATCCCTGTACGCAATTCTGCTGCTGTGATAGTGTTATCACCAGCCAGAGTCGCGCCATTAGTAGTGCTTGATTCGACCAAGCTTTCGATGTATGAATCGTAGGTTTTAGCTAAAGCATAAGCGAAACCAGATACTTCTTTTTCAAAAAGACCTGGAATACTTTGGGTTTGTGCTAAATCTTCTACGATTTTTGCGACGTATCTGTGCTGATTCATAGTAAGCGTTGACTCACCATGATCGCTTGCAGAATACGTTACGATTGTTTCTGTTGACTTTGCAGCGTCAGAATCTTCTGCTAATTTTGGAATGTGGAACACATCACCCCGACCTTTGACCAGACCGCTCATAGAAGTATCTACAACTTGCTCAAATACAAGAGCGCGCTCTAAATAAGCTTTTACGCCGTCAGACCAAATCTCGGGGATAAAATTAGCAGCACTCGACGCATTTACGGATTCACCCGAAAAATCACCTGATAATGCCATGATTATTTATCCTTTTATTTTCGCATGTAATTCTGAATGACCTTTGACCAATTTCTCTGTCTTTCATCCTTATCCATCTCAGCGAAAGCATTCACTTTCTTTTCTGACATTGGAGTGGAATAGGCTTCATTCGTCCTTACTTTGCCATTAAATTGTCTTGTTACGAATTTTTGAAGTTTGTCCGTAGACAAATCTATCGCAAATTCCTTGTCTTCGTCAGATAGCTGAGACAAAAGTTCTTTACGAACATCTTCTTTGACTTTCTGTCCCTCGTCAGCTAAAACCTTGTACTCATCGCGTTCCGACTTGTACTTGTTTGCAAGCTCTTGCCACTCTGAGTTTTTCTGCATTCTTTGTTCTTCTTGCTCATTGAGTTTAGCCTGCAATTCCTGAAGTTTGGCTTCTGCTTCCTGACTGCGCTTTCTGTACTTTTTTGATTCGTAGATCAGACTGTTAACGTCAGCGTTTTCGTTTACTGTCTCTTGAACCTCTCCCTGTTCTACGGGTTGAGCTTGCTGCTCGACTTTTGCATCTTGTTCCATTATATGTCCTTTTTTTTAGATTTCATAGACCTTGACACCCATGCCTTTAGATCTAATTTCTTTTGAGATTTGCCTTACGATTTGTTTAGACATTTCTTTTGTTACCATTTCCTGTAAATCTTTTGGTAGTGGCTGGCTCTCAGTTGATACTAATCTTTTTTTACTTTTATTTATATTTTTACCAAAAAAACCAGTTTGATTACCGATTAACTTATTAGCTTGTTTTGGGTCTGTAATACCGTATTCAAAACCATCTTTATTAGCACTTACCAGTCTAAACTTTTCAAACATATCACCTGTAAGGGTTAAGTCTGGTGTTGTGCTAAAGCTTAATTGTTTCTGTCCAGATTTTACCGCATTGCCACTCTTTTTTCTTCTTTCATACGCTTTAGTGTACGGGGCAAACGCCTTACCATGTACATCGACTTTTTTCTTTTGTATATGCGACTTATGTTTTTTGACAACAGTTTTCCCAAGTTGTGTAAAAAATGCGGTATCAAATCGTAAAGCTTTTTTAATATTAATCATAAAACTGTTCTAAAGTTTGTGGTGGCTTGAATGCCCTACCTTTTTTCTTTGCTTTATTCATAAGTCCTTGATACGCTACTTGAGCTTTTTGCCGTATCTCTCTATTCTGTGTATTCGGTGACAAAGGAACCCATTGTCCACGACAATTGATTCCACCACCGTCAAGCAATGCTCCAGGATATTTTGCTTCTATCTGGTCTGCTGTCATCGCACCTTCCTTGAGCATCCGTATACATACAGGGCGTGTCTTTGAGTCTAGTGGATTTTGATATATGAGTTTTTGCTGTGGATTTTCTTGTAGCTGCAGCAATGTCAATGATCGTGAGTATGTAGCAAGCGATGTTTCTATTATAGTGTTCACTTGTTGCGGTCTTACGAGTAAATCTCGTTGCAATAGATCTTTGAGTGCATTTCTATCTAAGTCTCTTAAAACCCCTTGCACTAACACCGCACGTGAGCGAGTCGATAAATCATCAGTAAACTTGAGGATCGATGCTTCTTGTACTTGCCTTAAAGCTTGCAATTGTCTTTCAGTAACATTACCAAAAAATATTGCGTCATCAAGCAACGTATCAAAGCTACCCATAAGTCTAGTTACTGCACTTTGCATTTGTAAATCTACCAGAAAATAATCAAGCATAGATATCCCTGCTAAAATTGCAAGAATCTCTTCTAAAGACAATCCTTGTTCTTGCAGTTCTTCTACGTCTTGGATAAATTGATCTTGTGCGTCTGAGAAACTAGATTCAAATTGCTGAACCGCTTGGTCAATCGTTTGTTCGAGCGGCATTAGCTCTGAAGTCTATTTAATAATCTGTTTGGTTGCCCTTCAGATTCATCTACCTCTTCTAAAAGCTTATCAGCATCATCTGGCAAAAGATCTGGGTTCTTTAGCATCAAATAAGATTTTCTTGTAGCAAGTTTGTTTTGGAATAACCAGGTGTACATATCACGTTCTTCTGTCGGTGACATAATCTGTGGTTCTTCAAAATCTACAAGATAATCAGGATTAAGTGATGTACCTGTTTGTACTTCAATAATTCTACGATCAATATTAAATCGTTCAAACTCCCACTTTCTCCAGGTGTCTTCAATGCTGTTTTGAATTTCTTGAAAATTATCAATCTCCTGTATGCGAAGTGCTTCTGCTGATTCTGCATTGCCGTGTGAGTCTATAAACTTCACACGCAATTGATTGTTGTTCAATGTTTGTTCTGTTAAGAATTTCGCACCAAGTATTAACTCTCGTATGCTTGCTGACGGTGCAGTTACCCCAAAGTTAGCTCCTTCTGGTAAATAAATAATTTTATCTACACCAAGAGATATACGTGAGCGGTCATCTACACCTGTGACAAACTTAACACCAATGGCTCCAAGCCTAATGCATAGAGATATCTCCATTGCTGCAACTGATAATGCAAGATCTGCACGCACTACATCGTTAGCTCCACCAACAAAGAAATCTCTTATCATTGGGTAGCGAGATGCAAAGCATACAGGTAAAATACCGTATGGATTCAAATCGTTTTCATTAAAACTAATTTTATCTCCATCGGCATCTATTCCGAAGTGTCTGCCAGGCATACCCTCTCGGTCTTCTGTCCATACGACAAACTGCTGACTGCTTAGGCGAGACATGCCTTCGTTCTCTAAAGCGTAGATTATTCCAAACGGCTTTTTCTCTCCAGGTAAAAACAAAGGTTCAAAAAATGGCAAAAGCTCATATTCGACTTTATTTCTCCTTGGGTTCCAAAGACTACGGAAAGCCATGGTTCCTAAAAGGAAAGTAATCTGCTCTAACTGTCTACGCTTAGAGTTTAAATCTTGTGAATCTATAAAATCTTTGTACCGCTCATCTACATCCATACGTGGAGGTCTGCGGTACGCTTGCGCTCTTGCCTTACACACGCGCTTTGTGAGATTCTGTGAAAAGAGCGGAACTTGCTGTAAGGACTCGGAACCAAAGAATTCGCCAACATATTCTGACATATTGATTCCTTCGTAAAAATCTAAAAGATATTCACGCTCTTTTGTGCGCTCTGTTTCTATTGTGCTTAGATAGTCTGATAGGCTATCTATGATTATTTGTTCAGATAAATCTTGTATTATCACCAGTCTATTACTCCTGCGGTTCTACTACGTATAGGGAAAAGGTTGACGAAGAAGTACCGCGTAGCATCGCAAGCATGATCGTTTAGACCATCTTTCAAAGGTTCTTCTTTAAGTCTTTGGTCTTTCTTTTTCTCTGGGTAGCGATAGTTTTCAAAGCTTGAGATAAATCGTTCGCAAGACTTATCTACGTAAAAGTGTGTATTTCCTGACGCATCTTCGAACCAAGTTCGCATGTGCGTGATACCGTTTGCAATGTTGCGTGATACTTTGTCACGTCTAAAATCCACACGTATTCCTTTTTTTCTAAAAATCTCTATATCTCCGATGCCACTCTGAGCTTGTACTCCGCCACCAGCAGGATCTCCGAAATATCGGATAATTGGGTAGCTTTTTGCTTTAACCTTGTCTGCAAAGTCTTCTGTCTTGATATTTTCTTCCCACACCTCATCGATCATATATACTTTATCTTTGCCGTGATTCTGTTCAACCTGGAACCATGCTGCTGCGCTGGTTCTGTAGCCGAAGTCGATTCCAACGTATGTGGGTAGATTGGGATTGTACTTGAGTTTCTTGGTGTGTATGGTGCGGTCATATGGAAAGACCCTACCCGAAAATGATGTAAATTGCGCACCGAACTCTTGCTCGAAAGTTTCTCTGGTGAGTGTCTTTTTAAGCTCATCTATGTCATCCTTGAAAAATGGTGATTGCCAGGATGGGTGCTGCCAGGAGTCCCAGTCTGGGAAGTCTTCTGATTTACCACGTTGCCACAGTTCATATATCCAGTTATATCCTTCTGGTGTTGTGGTGAACAATGCCCACCCTTGTTTATCTGCTAAGGTAGGTCTGAGATACTGCTCCCAGACTATCCTTCGTATCTTTGCTGCCTCTTCAACTATGAGTACATCCACACCATCACCTACCAATGTCTCTGGTCTATCTGCTGATTTTGCAGAAAGCTCTGAGTTTAATCCTGCAAGCTTCATGTAGTGCAACGAACCGCTGACTTCCTTTTTAAAGGCAATCGGCACTTTTAGATTACGCACGATATCAAGCTGTATCTCTCGTACGATCTTGTTGGCTAGGTCTAGCGTTGGTGCTACCACCCAACAGCGATTGTTAGGAACGAGCAAATACGGTAGCACTTCTTTTGCTGCTGAGTAAGATTTACCGCTACGTCTTCCCTGGACATTTACACGAAAGCGTGCTTTTGAGCTATGTACCTTTAGTTGCTCTGGACTAGGCTTGTACCCTAGTATCTTCCAGAGTTTCGCTTTGTTTAATACTTTTCTTTGCAATAGGTGAATCCTCGTAACCGCATTCTTTTAGTATTCCTTCTAGATTTCCTACGAGTTCAAGCTCGTTACGGTCTGATTGACCTAGGTATTGTTTTCCTAGAAAGATCAATAAGCTTGTGTTGCCGTTTTCGGCTTGCTTCCATTGAAGCTGACGTAGTTTGATCTTCATGCTCTCCCTACCACGCTCAAGCTCACTTCTAAAGCGCTTACGAATCGTGTGTTCGTCGCAGTTGTGTAATTTAGCTATCTCTACGGTTGAACACCCAAAGCTTGCTAACATTTCTACCTTATCTGAATCAATATCTAGCTTTGGTCTTCCTCGTGTTTTCTTTTCCATTATATTCCTATTGGTTTTCGTTTATACTGCTTTCGTTGACATCTGTGGGAAAGAGATCCCAACACTTCTTGAGCGCTCTGCGCCAGTAGGTTTTTGCAGATGAGTCAGAGATGCCTAGTGCGCTTGCTATCATAGGGAACGTGTGAGATTTAAGTCTCATTCTAAATACCTCAAGTTCCCTAGCGGATAGCGTGTCGTATGCCTTGTGAGCCTTTAGTTGCCAATGGCGTAGGCTGGAATCAATTAGACCAGAGCGAAAGACTGCAAGCTTCTGAAAAAACTCGTCCCTTAGCTCCATGCTTTCTATCAGTCTTTCATAGTCTTTGTCTGTGAGTAGTGGGAAATCCATTTGTTACAATTGTTTATACATTAAAATCAGCAAAAAAAAATTACGCGCGAAATACCACACAGCAAAAAATCTGACCTTGTGGACGCGCTTTTTTGCACGTTATGAGCGTTTATTTTCGGGGTTTGTTTTGTTAGTTCGCGGAACATTCTCAATAATTTAGGTATTTACTAGGCTTTTAACCATTAAAAGCGTTTAAAATTAGATCTTTTTTAGTTCGCTTGATTTAGTTTGTGTTGACGCACTCCAAAAAATTTTAATAAAAGCTTGATTAATATAGTAAATGTAGAAATAATTATTGCATTTAATATATTTTAGTGTTATTATATAGGGTAATTATTAACCAATAACACAAGGAAATAATTAAAATGAATCTATTAACCCAAAATAGCAAATTAAAAAAGACTAGTAAACACTTCAACAAACGCGTATTTAATTTTGGTATACCCGCGTATAAAT